CCCGTTCTGACGTAACCTCTCTGCTTCTTCGTAATCGAAGCCCGCCCATTTTTGTTCGTGTATACGCTGCGCTTTCTCTTCTTTCCTGCCATTTTGTTTTTTCGTTTTAGTTAGTAAGTACTTAAAATAAAAAAATGTCTAGGGGGTGGTGGTCCAGTATTACCCACCACCCCTATACAAAATACATTTTGTAAAATAACCGTTAATATAAAAGACAGGTAATATGAAGCCTTTAAAGGGTGTAATGAATGTAATGACGAAGCCTGTTAAGTAAGGAATGATGAGGCTACACTATGAGCTGATGAGGTATCGCAGCTCCAAGGCGATGAACATCCCATCTGTCTTGAGACAGCTTGCTCTTGTCAGGAGCGAAGTTAGTGAACACTATCAAGCGACAGTGAGCTGCTCTCTTCACCAGAGGAACATACTTGTGACTCTCCACTCTCCTGTTCTTGAAGTCTTCCAGTAGCTTGTAGGGGAACTTGTCCGACATATCCCTCGCGTAGTCGAATACTACGTATTCTTCCAGGTTGAAACGGTACGCGATATCTGTATACTTCCCTCCTGTTACGACGAATGCTCCTCTCCACACCTCTAGCCAGTCCGCCAGGAATGTCTTTCCTTGGGAACCTTGCTCGTCGTAGTACCATGTGACCTTCCTTCCCGGTTGGTTATTTAAACGAATATTTATGAGTGTCAAACAAACCAAACTCTTCAAAGTGACTACCAGTTCTACTAGGACACCAAGTAAGTTGAACAGGTGGGAGTACGCACTCGTCTAGGTTGAGTACTGCCTGGTTCTGCCAATCTCGGAGGACCACATCTGTAAGACGGAGTTTCTCCCTCTCCTTCGCTTCTTTCTCTCTTGCCAATATCCGCAAGTTGGCGGCGAAGCGTTGGAACTGCGCTGATGCCTTGACTGTGTTGTCGTCTAGCGTTAGCTCCAAGTCCGACTTGCCCTGCATGATACCATTTCTCAGAGCGTGGACGTCTGCCCTCGATGACTTCTTCGGGTCTGTTTCCCTTGGTACCCCATATTCTTCCCATGAACCTTCCTTCTTGCAGTACACCTGGTTCTTGGAAAGATCCCCCTTCGCATTCTCCAGATGAGGAGGAGGTTCCACCTTCGCATTCTTCAGAGCTTTCTTCAGAGCTGTCAGTCTCTGCCCCTTCCTCAGTTGTATATACATCTGTAGATGAGGAGTCCCAGTCTCTGGGGCTACTTCCTTCCCCGCTATCCAGTAGGTGATCAGCTTCTTCTTCTTCCTTCCGAAGACTGTTGAGGTGAAGAGCTCCTTCCAATTCTCTGGGTAGTTGTTCCATGTCAGACACCAGTTTCTGTAGTTGGACATGTAAAAAGAGAAAAGCTTATAAGTTTGTGAAACTGTAATAGCAAACTCCATTAAGCCCCACCGGCCGTAGTTATTAACTTGTAATTACATTCTAATACAAGAATAGCTACCATTAACAAAACCATTATTAACGTGTCATGGGTTACCAACTCATACTAATGTGGGTTACCAACTAATACTAATATGGGTTACATAGTAACCACTGAATACATGGAGCGACCGCAGGGAGCGATACCCGGCCAAAATCACGGCCTGGCAGGCTTCCATAAGAAGCCTGCCCGGAGCGAAGCGGAGGTCCAGGCTTCCATGAAGCCGAAGGTCGAACTAGTTACGCTAACATCTCTCCGATCATAACCTTAAAAACCCAAGGGGCCCCGGAGCGAAGCGTAGGGCACCCCTTGGCCCGAAGGGCAGGCTAAGCTATTAAAAAGCCAAGTGTTTATGTAATATAATACAGACTGTGTGAGCGAAGCGAACACAGCTAACCGTCACTGAATCTCATCCTGAATGTCATCGTAGATAGTGCGACGGTGCTAACATCAGACAGGAGCATGCAGACGAGGTTGTTGTTCCGTAGTTCTGATATGGCTCCTGTTGTTGAGCTGAACTCCAGTGGTACTCTCATCTTCTTGTTGAATTGGATGTTGTAGCGGCACGCAGCAAACTCGTCCACTGTGTCTCCACATCCAGCCTGAGACTTCAGGGTGTATGTCTTGTCATGAATGAACTGGAACCTCTGTGTGTTGGACAGGTTCCTGAATGAGTTGATGTCCGTACTATCGAGGACGGCGTTTACAGTTGTTGCCTGTCCGTTGCATTGTTTGTCGAGTACAACAATCATCCTTACCCTAACTGCTGCCTCGCTTCCCAGTGATGTCTGAGGTAACCTTAGCACGCCGCGGCAATGCATACTTTTGACAACGCACTTGTGACCAATGCGGTCACTCTCTCCCGTACCCTGCGCAATAGGGACAAGCGAACTGACTGGGATCGTTCCGGTGTTTGCGACTGCACTGTCGGCCCACGTCCTGTCGATGAACTTGATTTCTGGAGTGACACCTGTGTATTTACCGTAGTAACCACCCGTTCTGACGTAACCTCTCTGCTTCTTCGTAATCGAAGCCCGCCCATTTTTGTTCGTGTATACGCTGCGCTTTCT